GAGGCCCTCAAGGTGATGACCTACTCCAAGGTTAGTCTTCCAACACATAATTGGGACAGCGCCAAAGAAAAACCCCACCTGGGTGGGGTTTGTTCGTAACGTGAGGACCATCGCTATTGATACCCAAACAAGTCAGGTTGATGGCGGCGCCGTGTTAGCTCCCGTTGCTCTGCCACCACCGCATAGGTCTGGGGTACCGAAAGCCCATGCTTGCGGGCAAGCTGGTCGATGTTGCGGCCATTGAACTCATCCCAGATAGCCCGGTCACGCAAGGCTGCCTTGAGGTGATCACCCGTGGGAATGTAATACGCTCGGCCCCCCATATAGTGGGCCTGCACCAGTGCCAGCTTGCGGGCCTGGGCCAAGGCCTTATCCGCCGCCATCCCGCTGCGCCCCAATTCGCAGGCCAACACATCAACCAGCTCGGCCAGTGCCTTGGGCCATTTGGCAGTCAGCTCGGCCGCCGGGATCTGATCCAGTCGGTCCACCAACTGACCCAGCGACTCATGATCGTCAGAGAACAAGTCCAGGTTCTTATCCATGCTGTATCTCCTCAAACGCCCCGAGAACGGCCTGATAGCCTGCTACCCGCCCGGTCTTCTCATTGATGGGGACAGTTTTCTTGGCCGCCTGCAACGCCTTGACCATCTCCCGCTTATGCCAGTGCTTGAGGGACTCCAACACCGGATAGGCCAGCGCCTCGCTGAGCCAGGCCACTTCGGCCACACCAACCCCGTTGTTGATCCGCACCGTCTGGCGCTCCACATAGTGATTGAGCGCCGTTTCGCTGCCATCACGCAGCAGGCCATGGCGGTGCATGGTGATCCAGATAGCCCGGATCACGCCTATCTCGGCGGTCTTGGTCGGAGCGCCGCGAGCCGGGCTTATACGCTTTGGTTTACCCCCGTTTACGGCACGTTTAACGGTCGGTTTAAACCCCACCCCCTTCATGGCCAGCAGCACCTTGTTCAACTCCTGGAGCGTCAGTTCTGCCGCCGAGCGCTTGCCACTCTGCTGGGCCAGCAGCTCCCGATAGGTTTCTTCATCCAGCCCCAGGGAGCGGCGGCCCACCTGTACCAACCGGATCAAGCGGGTACGCTCATTGTTTGCTGTCATGATTTTTCCCCACTTTTGCCACCCAGATCTGGCCGGCGACCACGCCGCTCCCACTGCGCCATTGCGGACAATGACGATCGAGCCACTGCTCGGCGCCTTGCTGGTTCAATGGGCCGAACTTCATCACATAGGCCAGCAAACCCTGCCAATTAGACGCAGCCATGGCTAATCTCTGCCGCTCTGGCTTGCTGCAACTCTGCCACCAGTTGCCAGCGCATCTGGCTGGCCTCCCCTGCCAGGGCAAACAGCCCCTGCGCACGGGCATCTCTATCAAATTGCTTGAGCTGTCTGCACACAGCCCGTTTATCAGGGGTCGCCTGTGCAATGGCGGCCGCGCTGAATATCTTGGTAAGCCGAATATCCATATCTATCTTGGTCATCGCCGTGCTCCTTGTTCGAGGCGGTGAAGACCTGGGCCCAGGTCGGCTGCTCATCAGTGCCCGGCCACCACGCCGGGCAGACAGGGCGGCATGGCCACCCTGTTTCGCGTGCTCACTGCTCGAACTGCAGCGGCATCAGATCCTGGTACTCCTCTTCGCTCAGCGGCGCCGGGCCCAACCCCAGCACCCATAACAACGCGGCCTTGATACCATCCTCATAGGTGTCATCGGGGTAGCAGGTGCCCTCGGTCTCGCTGATCTGTTCACAGAGCTGCAGTTGCTCTTCGGCCTGTTCAACATTGATTTCCATCGCGCATTCCCCTTTACAACTTGGCCAGATCCAGGCTCATCTGAACGTAACGGCCCTGACCGTCACGCTCGTAGAGCCGCAGGTATTGGCTGGTGCCGGTCACCTGGATGGCATCGGCGATCGCCTGCATGGCCTGCTCCCAGTCGGCGTCCTCGATGTTGAGCTGACGCAGGGAGAGCACCTGGTTGACGTCGATATGACCGGCCTTGGAGACCCGAAAGGCGTGGTCCACCAAGGCCCGCAACTTGGCGTCGGCGCCATCGCTCCAGCGCTCGATGCAGCTATCGATCAGCACCTTGGCCGCCTGGATCCGTTCATCAAATTTGCGGTGCTCCCCCACCGCCCGGATCAGCTTGTAACGGCCGTCGAAACTGAGCAGGGTCACGTTGCCCTTGGTACCGCCCCAGGCCACCCCGTACTGCTCAGCCGAGAGGTCCACAAAGTCGGCGATCTGCTGCATGGCACCGATCTTGAAAGCCGCCAGTTGTGACCGCTGTTCACGGGCAGCCGCGATGATGGCCATCACCACCTCATCGCGCAGCTTATCCGCTGGGGCGATTAAGGTTTCCGGTACCCAGTGCCCCTGAGCGTTCTGCCGCATCGGGGTGGTATTACTGGTCTGTGCTTCTTGCATAAGGCTCTCCTTGATTTATCCCGTTGTGGTTCGGTGGCCGCTTACTGACGCCAGTGCAGCAGGCAACCACCGAAACGCACGATGGCGACATCCCGCACCACGCCCGCGAGGTATTCGCGCCCCCACACTGCCCGCTTGGTCATCGCCTCGGGCAGCGGACCAGTCACCGCCAGCAAGGGGGTGTGGCACACCCGGCTGGTACTCACCTTGCACCCCTTCGCCGTCAGCCAGACTCGCAACTGGTCGGCGGTCTTCTGCAGATTTCTGTTCATCCCGTTCTCCTTGTGATGTCTCACTGGGCCCACTGCACACCCCGAGCCCGCTGGCTTACTGTCCGTGCTTCTCAACCTTGTCGAGCAGCCGGTTGTATTTGATGCCCAGGATCTTGAGCTCCTCGGCCAGCAGCTCAGCCAGGATGCGCAAGCTGCTGCTGGCGTTCTCGCCATCGCTTTTCGCTTGGCGGCGCAACCTGGAGAGGGTGGCCTCGGCGTCATAGCGGGCGCCCTTCTCCACGCCTCTACCAACCTGTTCGACGGCCAGCCGCATCGGCCGACGCAGTTGCTGATCCTCACTGAGCTGGCTATGGGGGCAGCCGCTGTGACAGGCTTTCCAGAGCTTGATGTCCATCGGTCTGGTCCCGACCTCATCCGCTCTTCGGCGCTGAAACGCCAAGCACTGATGCACCGGGATCTCCCCCAAAATGGGACAGGTCACCTTGTGTCCCATCAGGTTGCCTTCCACCAGCTTCTGCACCCGGGCCAGATCTCCTGGGTACTTCTCGTTGCAGACCTGGCTTATCGTGGTGCGGGACAGACCGAGCTTCTCGGCCACCACGGACAACGAGCTGGCCCCGACCTCGGCTTGCAATACCTCAAGCCACGTGTCCATGTTTCTCCTCCTCAACCAGGAACGGATAGAGCCGCTGCTGATTCTGATCCCAGCAACCGTTTTGGCGGACAATTGGGGCAAAGCGACCTGTATCTCTCAGCAACTGGTACTTGGCGACCTCTCCGCGATGTGGCATGGCTTTGGCCTGAACTTTTACGTAACCAGCCTTAGCCAACGCCTTTGCATAGACGCCTGCATGGTTACTGGTTGAATTCGAGGTCATCGCTAATTCCGTCAACGTGAACACCCGACTGATTTTCATGGTGTTCCACATCTTTTGTTGGCTGGTCTTGCGCCGGCTTTTCCGCTTCTTCCGAGAGATGCAAGTTCCTTGATTGGTGCCAAATTTGGGTGGTTCATTCACATCCGAAACTTGATACCGATTGCAGCCAAACACCTCTCTTTGGCGCAATGGCCCTTCTACAACGCAACTGAGATGACCGCTCGCTAACCAACGACGCATCAGCGCATATAAATTTGCTTGCTTAACGTCTGTCGCTGCGAGTAATTCACTCATATCGAACGAGTCCTGTTTACACATCCACAACCAAGCCTCTTCCGTCTTGGACTTATCGTTGATATCAACCACTGGTATCCCTCCCGTGCTTTGTTGTTATTTGCTGGTCCTCGCGG